AGGCCACCCCCGGCGGCCGGCGGTGCGGCTGCAGTAGCTCGACGACCCGGTCGGGGACGGCGAACCCGATCGGCACGTGCCCGTCGCCGCCGTCGCTGCTGCCGCGCCCGGTGCGGCGTCCCTGCTGGGTGAGCTGCCACCAGTGCCGGATCAGCTCCAGCGAGCCCAGCCGGATGTTGTAGGGCAGCGTCGATAGTCCGGCGGTGTAGGACACCTTCACATTCTTGTCGCCGATCGCGAACCTGGCTGCCTGGCCGCCGAACGTGCGGCGCAGCAGCTGCCCGGTGGTGTAGTCCACGGTGAAGGCGAACGCGTTCATCTGCGACCCGAGGGGCTGCTCGGTGAGCAGGAACGCCGACAGGCCGTAGTACTCGTACACCGACTGGATCGAGATCACCGGCTGGCGCGAGAGGACCACGGTTTCGCTGGCGCCGTTGAAGAACTCCACGTAGGACTTGGGCAGCACGGTGCCGGTGAGGTCCTCGACGATCGGCTCGGCGGCGAGGATGAACCCCTGCAGCTCGTCGTCCTGGCTGGTGTCGGTCAGCGGCATGTTCAGATGCGCCTTGACCGAGGGCAGGTCGACCATCAGCTCGATTCCCGACGCGCGGGTTTGGAACTGGCCCTCGCTGGCCCACGAGAAGCCGCTGCCGGTGGCGGTCCACCGGTACAGGTACACCCCGACCTGGGCGACCGCGGGCACCACCGCGGCGTAGGAGCCGGTGCCCTGGTTGGTGACCGCCGGCGTCTGGGTGGTGCCGTCCGGATTGGTCACGGTCAGCGTCACGGTGGTGGCGTTGGCCGGCGTGCCCGAATCGTTGACCACGTTGGCCGCGAGCGGAACGTCCTGGCCCTGCCAGAAGATGTAGGCCACCGGTCACCCCCTTGCCTGCTCAGTGGCCGTAGCGGCGTGCACGCCGGCGGCCGGTGTGGTGGGTGCGGTGGGTGTGCCCGACGTGCCGGTGCACGTGGTGGTGGCCGTGGGCGCCCTTGTGGTGGTGATGCAGCCCGATCCGCCGGTGGTGATGGGTCGCGCGGTGGGTGTGGTGGCCGGCCACGTGCCGCCGCCGGTGGGTCAGGTGGTGGTGCAGGCCCTTGCGGCGCGGCTTGTGTGAGCCGACGTGGTGGTGATGCACCCCCGGCCGATGGGTGCGGTGGCCGGCGCGGGCCGCAGTGCGGTGCCCGCTGTGGTGTGACACGTGCCGCACGTGCTGCTGCCGCCGCAGATGCCGCCCACGGGCCGCGTGCCGCACGTGCCGGGCGTGGGTGACCTGGCCGGCCTTGGCGTGGTGGTGGGCGTGCGCGTGGCGGCTGTGGGCGTGGTGGTGCGAGTGCCCGCCGTGGTGTCCGGACCGCCGGGCGCCGGCGATGTGCGGGCGGGTGGTGACGTGCCGGTGGGCCTGGTGCTGACTGCGCACGCGTCGCAGGTGCCGGCGCAGCGGGTTGTCGGTGGTGACTGCTGCGCCGGCCACCGCGTCACGCCACCGGCGCCGGCGTCGCCGTCTCCGGCGCGGCCGCGGCCTTCGTGGTGCGCTTGCGGACCGCGCCGTAGTAGCCGAGGTCGGTCAGGTCGGCCTCCAGCGTGCGCAGCCGCTGCACCTCCGGCTGGGCCTCGAACACCGCCCGCACCTGCTCCGGGTCGTGCACGTTGTACAGCTTGATGCCCGAGACGAAGTCGGTCTCGGCGGTGGCCAGCGCCCGGGGCAGGTCCGGGGCGATCCGCTCCAGCTCGGCGCGGACGTCCTTGGCGCGGTCGCGCAGGCCCGCCCGCTCGTAGCCGGCGAGCTCCTCGACGAGCCCCGCGGCGTAGTTCTCCAGTCGCATGTCGACTGTCCTTCCTGGTCAGATGGCGTTGGACGTGGTGTCCAGCACCGCGAACGTGAACGAGGGGCTGGTGCCGCCGATCGTCCAGGTGACCTGCATGTAGGGCGCCCGAACCGGGATGTTCTTGACCACGTTGCCGACCGCGGACACCGATGCGAACGCGTCGGCGGAGCCGTCGTTGTTGCCGAAGTTGGTGCCGTCGTCGGACCACTGGATGCTCAGCACCAGCGTCGGCGAGGTGCCCGACGCCGCTGTGACTTCCAGCTCCAGCTCGACCGTCGACGCGCCGGAGCCGATCGGGATCGCGGCCGAGGATCCGGTCGCGGTACGTGCCGCCGAAGCGACGATGGTTGTCGCGGCCATGCCGAAACTCCTTGCCAGGTAAAGGGTGTCCGGCGGCCCGACCCCGCAGACGGGCCGCCGGACGATGGGGGGAGGGTCAGAAAGTCGGGGTGACCGCGCCGGTGCCAGTGATGCCGCAGATGGACTGCGGGTAGCGGCCGGCCTGGAAGGACGCGTAGTTGTACAGCCGCACGAACACCGACATGTTCTGCGCGTAGGTCTGCTGGAACGCCTCGGCCCGGATCTGGCCTTCCCACAGCCACAGGTCGTCCATCTTCGCGACGACGATCTCGTCCTGGTTGGTGCCCGCGCCGAGGTTGACCGGCAGCAGCGCGTCGACGTAGACCGGCAGGCCCAGCATCGACCCGACCAGGCCCTGGGAGGCCTGCTGGTCCAGGTTGCCCATGACGTTCATCGGGCCGCCGGCCAGCGGCACGACCAGCGGCCGGCCCTGGCTGTCGGACTGCGTCTCGGCCCAGGCCCACCGGCGCGGGTGCATCAGGATCGCGGTCGGCGGCAGGAACCGGCTGGTGTGCACCAGCTGCACGCCGTTGCCCAGCTTCGAGTACAGGCCGCCGGCGCCGCCCAGCGCCGGCGTGGCCTGCGTCCAGGCCACCGACTGGGTGCCCGACAGCGTCAGGATGCCGGTCAGGGTGCCGCCGGTGCCGCTGCCGCTGATCACCTGCGTGTTCAGCTGCTTGGCGTAGTCGGCGGCGAGGTCCTCCAGCACGATCTCGTCGATGTTCAGCGGCGACTGCTCGATCAGCTGCAGCGCCACCGTCTGGCCGCCGGCGATCGTGACGACCGGGCTGGACACCGAGCTGGTGGTCAGGTCGGTCTGCTGCACGCCGGTGTTCTGGGAGGCCTGCGGCGCGGTCGCGGTACCGGTCAGAATCTTCGGGATGTTGATCTGATCGGTTCCTGCGGGCAACTCGGCCTCGCGGCACAGGTTCGCGGTGATCCGGCCCGGGCGGACGAACTTGACGAACTCCTGTTCCAGCCACAGCGGCGGGACCAGCTCGCCACCGGCGCCGGCGCCGGTGGAGATCGCGCGCTGCTCGGGCAGCTGGCCGTCCTGGGCGGCCAGCCGCTCCAGCGCGTCGGCGCGCATCCGGTTGTTGCGCATCAGCCGCTCGTGCGCGTCCCGGTCGTTCTTCTGCCGGGCCAGCCACATGTCCTTGATGAACGAGCGGCCGCGCGGGCCCTTGACGTAGACCTCGGGCTCGCGGATGACCTGGGTGCCACCGACGACCCGGCGGGACACCTCCGCGGCCTGCTCGTCGCGCACGACCAGGTCGGACAGCTCGGCGACCCGGGTGTCGATCTCGCCGATCTCGGCGGCGATCGCGTCGAACGTCGCGCGCTCCTGCTCGGTGAGGTCGCGCTCCTCGGCGACCGGGGTGCGCAGCAGCTCGTCGAGCTTGTTGCGCTTCTCGGCACGCCGCTCGACGAGGGTCTGGACCAATGTCCTGGACATTGCAGGCTCCTCTCAGGGATTGGTTGCTCGCGGTGTGCCTGCACGCGGGTTCGGGTGGTGGCCGAGGTGGTGCCCCAGGTGGTGCCCGCCCCGTGAACTCGAGGGATGCGGGTCCGGCGTGGGGTCCGGCGTCGGCTCCGGCGCGGCCGCCGGGCAGGCCAAACACCCCGCACCGCGCGAATCGCGGCCGGGGAAGTTGTCAGGGGTGTGTGCTAAGCGCCCAGGCCGATGGCCTTGGCGCGCGCCAGGTACAGGCCGAGGTTGCCGCGGCCGGCCGGGGCGGGCTCGGCCTCGACCGCCGCGCTCACCGGGGCGAACTCGAGGGCCAGGCGCTCGTAGACCTCGCGCCGGTCGCGCTCGTCGAGCTGGGCCAGGCGCGCGCCGAGCTCGCGGGCGTTGAGCTGGGCGCCGGCGGTGGCCGGGTTGGCCCCGTAGTTGACGACGCTGACGTCGCCCTTGTTCAGGTTGACCTCGAGGATGTCCAGCTGCTCGAAGTCCGGGCTCCACTGCCGGCGCGTGATCCAGAACGCAAACGACATCTCGTCGACGTCGCCGCGCTCCATGGCCGAGCGCAGCGTCTGCACGGTCGGCGACGCAGGGTCCAGGTCGGCCTCGGTGTACAGGCCGGTGTCGTCCTCCGAGAGCCGCAGCGTGCCCGACTTGGTGCGGGCCAGGGTCATGCCGCCGTGGTTGATCAGGAACGGCACGTCCGCGCCGTCGTTGAGGGTCTTCTTGAACGCGCCTGACCGGATCACCTCGGTGTAGGGGCCCAGCCAGTCCTGCATCTCGTAGGGGGTCTCGGTCACCGAGGCGTAGCCGGTGAACAGCAGCGTCTCGCCGCCGGTGCCGTCGGGCTTGGCGCGCAGCTCGACACCCCGAAACGGCATCGACCGCCGCTCGACGACGCGCGGCATCTCCGCCCGCTGGCTCAGGTCGGTGGTCATCACGGCTCCATTCCGGACTCGGACGCGGTCTTGGGAGTGACCGCGCCGGGGTCAGCGGTCGGGGTGTCGGTGTGCGCCGAGTTGAGCGGCGCGAACGGGTCGGCGCCCTTGCCGTCGGGGTACGGTGGCCGGTCTTCCATGGCGCGGATCTCGTCGATGGTCAGTGCGGCGATGTTGCGGGCCTGCGTGTAGACGGCGTACCGGCCGGCGGTGTCGGTGCGCAGCAGAGCGTCGAGGTTGAACTTGGCCACCTGCGGCCGTGGCAACATCGCGCTCCACGCGTCCTCGAACCCGCCGACCCACTCGGACAGGGTGTACTTGAGGAACCCGAGGGATTGCTGCTCGATGCCGGTTCCCCAGCTGGTGGTGCGGTCGACCTGGCCGAGCATGTGCGGCGGCACCCCGAATACCATGGCCATGTCCAGGTTCTGCGCCGCGCGGGTGCCCAGGAACTGCGCGTCCTCCGGGGAGATACTGATCGGCTTGAACGTGGCGCCTCCGGTGAGGATGCCGAGGGTGTGGGAGTTGGACAGGCCGGCGTGCTTGGACTCCATGCGTTCCTTGAGCTGCCGCGCGCGGTCGTTGTCCAGGTCGCCGGGCACCTCGACGATCCCCGACATGTGGCTGCCGCGGCCGAAGAACCGGGCGCCGAACTCCTGGGCGGCCAGGCCCAGCCCGATCGCCTCCCGCAATGCGGTGATCACCGACATGCCCACCGGCGACTCGGGCATACACATGCCGACCAGGTGCACCATGTCCTCGGGCGGCACGGCCTTGCGGTTGACCTTGAACGTCTTGCCGCCGTCGTCATCCAGGCCCACACCAACCCGGTCGGGGTGCAGCACCTGCATCCGGACCGGCCGCAGCAGGTAGTCCCGCGCGGTGATCAGTGCGTAGGCGTTGCCCCGCAACAACAGGGACACCATCATCTGCGAGATGCCCTTGCGGCGACTCGGGAATCGCACGTTGTTCGCGCCGCCGAACGGGTCGGAGATGATCGGCGGCGGGGGCTCCAGGGTCTTGCGGATCTGGTAGCCGTCGACGTCCATCATCCGCACCGCGTCCAGCGGCAGCCCGGACAGCGCGGTGGACAGGATCCGCACGCACGCCCACACCGCGCCGAGCTGCATCGCGGTGTCCTCGGTGACGGGCACCCCGGACGAGGTGTAGGCCGCCAGGCTGCCGTTGGACGGGATCGCCCACGGGTCGCCCGCACCCGAGGGCAGGTAGACCCGCTGCTCCGGACCCGACCGGGTGAACGCGCGGCGGACGATCGTCACGACGTGGCCACCCCAGCCGCCTCAGGCGCCGGCGCGGCCGGCCTGCGCCGCACCCAGCCGGCGAGCCTCGCCCAGGGCACCCTGACCCACACGTCCGCCGGCGACGGCACGATCGCGCCATCGAGGGCCTGGCCGATGAGCAGCAGCGCGCAGCCGGCCACGACCAGCCCGAGCCACGGCGCGATCAGCCATCCGGCCGCGACGAACGCCGCCAGGCCGGCGAGCTCGACGACCGTCGACAGCACGGTGCCGCGCCGGCGGCCGGCCGCGGTGCGCGGGTTCTCCTGCTCGTCCATGGCCACCCCTTTCCGCTCTTATGCGCCGGCGTCGAGTGCCGCGGCGGCGTGTTCGTCGAGGTCGGCGAGGTCCTCGCGGCGGATGATCGAGGCCTTGGCGCCGCCGGTGAGCACACCGACCTGATGGCCGGGGAACGCCGCGGTGAACGCCGCCCGCAGTCGCGCGGCGCCTTCCATGTTGAGGTCGCCGGGGACGTGCAGGATGAACGCGTCGCCGGGACGGACGTCGACGCGGGCGAGCTCGACCAGCTCGACGATCGCCGGCTCAGGCGGCGCGCCGGGCGTCCGCAGCAGTGCGATCACGTCGGCCTGCTGCGCGTCGAGCTCGACGTCGACGAGGTCCAGCGTCGCCCGGGTGTAGCCGCCGGCCTCGGCGGTCCAGGTGACCTTGGTGACGTTGGTCAGCTGGACGTCGTCGACGTAGATCCGGGCCGCGTCGGCGGCGAGTTGGTCGCTGACGATCCGAACTCGAGGGCCGGGCCGGCTTGGCTGGCCGCTCACGGCTGCTGGCCTTCCCGGTACCGCGCGAGCACTGCCGCCGGGCTGTTGTCCGGTGCGGGCCCGTCGACGGGCTCGTAGAACTCGGCGTACATCGCCGGCGTGACCGTGAAGACGACGCCGTCGTAGCCGCGGACGAGGTAGTCACCGCGAGCGGCCGAGTACTGCACGCCGAGCGCGTTCACGAATGACACCCAGTGGCCGCCGTTCGCGTCGCTGTTGAATCCCGGGGAACTTCCCAGGAAGTCGGCGACGTCGGCGGTGTTAAAGCCCGTCCACTGGAGAACGTCCACAGTCACCCGGACCCGGCAGCGGTATACGCCGGCCAGCCGCCGGCGCTCCCGCTCCGTCGCCTCGCGGCAGACTGAGCACCCGGAGGGACCGCCGCAGCGTGCGATCGGACCCGGCGCCGGCGCGGTCGGGTTTCCTGGTCCAAACCAATGTCCGTGCGGGGTGTACGGCACCACGGTTCCTTTCTACAGCTCGTCCCAGGCAATGAAGTTGACCTCGGGCTTGCGTTCGGGGATCTGGCACGCGCGGTCCAGGCCCATGATCGCGGTGACCGCGAGGTCGATCTTGTTGGGACTGTTCTTGGTGGCCTTGGCGATCTGGCCGCCGCGGCTGGACATCTTCAGCACGGCGTTGCCGATGTGGCGGCGTAGCCGCGGGTCGCCGGACTGCGTGAACGCCTGATTGGTGACGCCCTCGTAGAACCGTTGCGTCGCGGGGATCATCCGCGCTGGGCTCTGCGGATACTCGACGACCGGCAGGCCCTCGGCTTCCAGGATCTGGTAGGAGCGGGCGAACCGGGCCGGGTCGACCACGATCTCGCGGACCTCCCACCGGGTGCACGCCGCGCGGATCGCGTCCTCGACGTCGAGGATCGGCACCGTCCACTCGGGATCATCCGTCGGGCGTTCCCACAGCCGCACGACGTCGATGTGCGGCTTGAGCGGCTCCGCGAGCAGTACGCCGGCGCGGTCATGGGTCTGCGGGCAGGCCACGACCGTCAGGCCGGTGCTGTCGTTGTTGTAGCTGCCGTCGAACGACAGCACGACCGGGTTACCGTCGGCGATCACCCGCTCGGCGTCGGCCAGTCGATCCCAGGTGCCGTCCGGCAGCCACGGGAGCATGGAGTTGACCCAGATGTTCTGCCGCTTGGTCTTGAAGTCCGCCTCGGGCATCTTCCGGCACGCCGCGGCCATCTTGTCCAGGTGCAGGAAGTCCCCCAGCGCCGGGTTGGCCGCCGCCCAGAACCGCGGATCGCGGTGGTTGAAGCCGCGCTGGTGCTGGTTGGTGGCGTAGATCCGGGCGCCGTAGCGAGCGTCGGCGATCTCGCCGGTACGGATCTTCTCGGCGTAGTCGTGCTGGGCCTTGCACACCGAGGTCTGGCCGGTGGTGTCGGTCATCACGCCGAACGTGGAGATCGCGACGATCAGGGGCTGCTCGCGGGTGTCGCTGCCCTGGTTCATGACGTTCCACAGTTCCCAGTTGGGCTGTGCGTGCAGCTCGTCGAACAGCACCCGCGACGGGTTGAGGCCCTCCTTGGTGAACGCCTCCGACGACAGTGCCCGGTAGACGGATCCGCCGGCGGGGTATTCGATGGCGTCCTTGTAGACCTTGAACAGGCCGCCCCGCTTGGCGTCGAGGTCCTCGCTGGACTCCACGGCCTTGCGGACCTCGCCGAACACGATCTTGGCTTGGTCCTTGTCCGCGGCGCACGAGTAGACCTCGGCGCCGGGCTCGTCGAGTA